TAAGGAATTAAGAGAAAAGCGGGCTTCCGATTATGCGATAATGGAAGACCTACAAAAAAGAGCCGCAGCCGAAGGTCGCTTAATGTCAGCTGATGAGTTGGCACAATGGGATCAGGCGGATGCCTCTTTTAAAAGTTATACAGACCAGATTTCTCGTTTAGAAAGATGGAATGAAATCAACTCTGAGTCAAGAGGATTAAGTGAAGTTGAGCAAACTGTTGCTGCAATGCCTACTAATCAAAGAGAGATTGTAAAATCTCCAGAGTATCACTCTGCATTTATGAAGGCTATTGCAAAGAGAGAGTTAAACAACACAGAGCGTTCATTGCTTCGTGAGATGCGCGGTACTGCAACTATTACAACGGCTGAGACTGGTTTAGCTGGTGGTTATGTCATTCCTTACCAATTCTCAAACGAGTTGGAAAGAACAATGGCTTACTATGGTCCAATGTTACAGGTTAGCCGCATCATAACTACTCCTCAAGCTGGCACATTGTATTGGCCAAAGGTAAATGATACTGGTACATCTGCTAACTGGCACACAGAAGGTGGATCGGTAACTGTTCAGGACATGACATTTACTCGTGAAACTTTTGCTGCTCACGTTTGTAACACATTAGTGAAAGTATCTGTTGAGTGGGCAAATGATGAGTTTGGTTTATTAAATAGCGAATTACCAATCATGTTAGGTGAGCGTTTAGGTAGAGCGTTAAACACTGCATTTACTACTGGTGATGGCTCTGGTAAACCAACAGGATTTAAAGACGCTGCTCCATCCGGTGTAGAATCTGCATCTACTGGCGCGTTTACTGCTGCTAATCTTGTTGACCTTGTTCACTCTGTTGACATTGCTTACCGTAACTCTCCATCTGCTGCATTTATGATGCATGACCAGATTTTGAGTGCTGTAAGAAAGTTAAATTTCGATACATCAAATAATCCATTGTTCCAGCCATCATTAAGAGAAGGTACACCTGATAGATTATTGGGATACAATTTCTTTGTAAATAATGATTTACCATCTACACAAGCTGCAGATGCAAAGATTATATACTTTGGTGATTGGAGCAAATATATAATCCGTGCGGTTGCTAATAATGTCCTTGTGCCATTGCGTGAGCGTTTCATGGATGAAATGGAAATAGGTTTCTTGATGTATGCAAGGTATGATGGCAAGTTGCTAAATACTGCTGCTATTAAGCACCTAAAGAATCTGTAAACTTTCATTGGGTATCTAATCTGGAGGACTTGAAATATAGTCCTCCATTTTAAAATATAATAAAATGGGTTGGAAAGTAACGACTGCACCGGTAAATGAACCTTGGACACTCCAAGAGGTTAAGGACTATTTAAAAATTGATGATTCTAACGAGGACACAATGATAAATACTTTAATCAAAGGTGCAAGGATGGTGGCAGAGAGTTATTTAAACCAGGCTTTGATAACACAAACAATAACGGAGAAATTTGATAGGTTGTCAAATCCTACTATTTACCTCAGTGTATCTCCAGTTATTGCAGTTACTAATTTCCAGTACGCAGATAGCCAAAATACTACGCAAACATTTGCATCTACTAATTATGTCTTTGACACATATACTAAGCCTGCAAGGTTAACGCTTGGCTACGGCAAGACATGGCCAACACTTTATGGGAATATAAATGATGTTACGATTACTTATACGGCAGGCTACGACACAGAAAGTAGCGGTGTGCCTTATCAAATTAGACAAGCTATTTTATTAATGATAGCTGATACCTACGAGAATAGGCAAGATTACGTTAGAAAATTACCTACTGCATCTCAATATCTTTTAGACCAATATAGAGTTCAATATTTCTAATGAAATACAACAAAAATGAGATTATTGGTCGAATGCGTGATCGGATTACCATCCAAAATGTCACACGTTCAAAATCAGATACAGGCTTTGCCCAGGAGTCATGGGCAGATAGTGCCATAGTTTGGGCGAATGCCGAAAGTAAGTTACCTTCATCAAATGAAACTGTAATTGATGGGAAGAATACTGCTAAAAATATAAGCGACTTTACTATAAGATATACGACAGGCATAGACGAAGAAAGTCGTATTATATGGAATGACAAACTGTATCAAGTTAGAAATATAAAGGTAAGTCACGATAGAAGATTTATAAGTTTTCAAGGCGAATTCTACGACTCATACATACTTACCGGTGTTTCCGTTGCTGCCATCCTTTCAGCCAATGCAAGCCTATCTTCCAATGTTAAGGTGATACATAATGTGCTTGCTGCTATGAATGCAATAGCAACAACGAACGCTGAAATAGTTGTTAGCCAACAAGGTCAAGTATTACTTGACTCTTCCCTCTCCGCATCTGGCAATGTTTCTGCTGATGCTACAAAAGTGATACCAATTAATAGCGATGTTACGGCAAATGGCACTTTAGCTGCTTCGGTGACAAAAGCTATAAATATAGATAGCACACTAAATGCAAATGCTACTTTAGTTGGTGATGCTTTGGTGAGCAAAACTTTATCAAGTACATTAAATGCAAATGCTACGACATCGGCTGCGGTTGATGTTGTAACGCAAGGTTTAGTAAGTGTAGATGCAGCTTTAACAGGATTAGGCACTGTTGCGGCTGAAATTAAACGTACAGTTACATTAGTAAGTAGTTCAAGTACAAGCGCAACGACAGAATTAAACGCTACGCTTACCAAAGTCATTGAGGCATCAATGAATGCTGCTGCAATTACTGAAAGTGCGGCACAGTTAACGATTGCCGTTAACGCTATAACTAATGCAATTGCTACAACATCAGCAGATGCTACACTATCTTATACAGTTAATGCTGAGTTAAACGCTACGGCACAAACGACAGTTGAGGCACAGATAACAAGAATTATCTCAGCTGAAATGACTGCAACTGCACAGACAAGCGTTGAGGCTGGCATTGGTGTTACTTTTGTTTCTTCACTAATGGCTGTTGGTTCTGTAACAAATGCTGAATTGTTTAGGACGGCAACGCTTGAAAGTTCGGTAACTGCCAACGGCACAACGACATCGGCAATAACAACGGCTAAAAATATAGATGCAAGTGTAAGCGGAGCGGCAACGGTGACGAGTGCGACATTAACTGCGGCTGCGCCTACGGTTACAGTTGATTACCTTATTGTTGGTGGAGGAGGAAGCGGTGGTAATAATGGTGGCGGTGGAGGTGGTGCTGGGGGATATAGAGAATTTACAGGAATAAGTATTAGTAAAAATATAGCTTACCCAATTACAGTTGGAGATGGAGGAGTTGCAGTTTCTTTTGTTGATACGCCTTTAAATGGAAATTCTGGAAGTCCATCAATATTTAATAGTCACTCATCTGCTGGTGGTGGTGGTGGTGGTTCTAATTCTGGAACAGCAAGTATTAGAAATGGTATTGATGGTGGTTGCGGAGGAGGCGGTGGAGGTCGAAACCCTGGAGGTGGAATTGGTGGTGCTGGAAATACGCCAACAACAAGTCCAAGTCAAGGTAAAAATGGAGGAAATGGTACTGCTAATTTAAGCCCAGCTTTTGGTGCAGGTGGCGGTGGAGGTGCTGGAGTCAATGGAAGTGCTGGAACTGGCTCAATAGGTGGTGCTGGGGGCGCTGGTGTAACATCTACTATATTTAGTGTAACTAAATCTGGAGGTGGCGGTGGAGGTGCTGAAGGAGGTTCTGGAGGCGGTGCTGGAGGTTCGGGAATTGGTGGCGCTGGTGGAAATAATAGTAACGGTGTTTCGGCATCTGCAAATACAGGTTCTGGTGGTGGTGGTGCTGGTGGTGCAAATACAAGCGGAGGCGGTGGTAAAGGTGTTGTATTTATTAGGTCAACTGTCTTAGCAACATCAACAACACCAACAACAACACCAACAACATCAGGTATTTATTACATTTATACTTTTAACGGAACAGGCTCAATAACTTTTTAATATGGGAAGTTTTGTAAAATTAAATAAAGATAATTATGTCATACAAGGTGTATCTCTTTTAAATGAGGTATTTACTATAAATGACATAGAAATTGAGCAAATTGGTATAGATTTTTTAAATAATTTATACAATACAAATGATAGATGGTTAAAAATGTCTTACAACACGCGTGGCGGCATCCATTATCAAGCCGATAACAACACGCCAAGCCAAGACCAAAGTAAGGCATTTAGAAAAAATGCAGCTGGAATAGGTTACTATTATGATAGTATTAGGGATGCTTTTATCCCACCTAAACCTTTTCCTTCATGGACATTAGACGAATTTAGTTGTCTATGGCAATCACCAATACCTTATCCAAATGATGGCAAAAGGTATCAATGGAATGAGGAAACAGGCAATTGGGAAGAAATAAACTAACACGATGAAAATAGCTATTTTTACTAACATCAACTCTCCAGCTACCGACTTTTACCGAACGGTTGGCTGCTATGCCTACATGGGGCATGATATAAGATACCTTGCCATTGAATCGGCAAAGTGGTTTGATTTAATGGATGTTGATGTTGTAGTGGCTAAATCTCCTAATGGCATGGCTTACTTTGAGATGCTAAGAGAGTGTAAGAGGATGGGTAAAAAGATTATTATTGACCATGACGATAATCTACACGAAACAACACGCACTAACCCTGCACACATTGGACTAAGCCATGAGGCAATGCGTAAAACGGTGGAGGATTGCTTTGGCTTTGCTAACCATATTATTTATTCTACTCATGCCTTGCAAAAGTATTATATGCCATTTCACGAAGGCATTGGAAGCACGGTAATAAATAACGGTTGGAATCCAATTATACAACCATTCATGCCAGTGCCTAAGATAGAAGATAAGATAAGATTTATTTGGAGAGGATCAATGCACCACTTGGATGACATAGGCAGCATAGCAAGACATATAAATGAGTTAGCGGAAGATGAGAGCTGCGATGTTGCCATGCTTGGCATTCAAGATTTTATCATGGCTCATCTATTTCCAAAGGTGAAAACAAAGGAATGGAATAGTAGTCTATTTGGCTACTTTGAAACATTAAACAATAGCCAATGTCACTACGGCTTATTTCCGTTACTCAAAAACGATTTTAACTTTGCAAAGAGCAATATATTTGCCATTGAAATGTTAGTAGCTGGCGGAGTTACGATTGCGCCAAAAGGAATACCAGAGTACAATATTCCAGGTGTAATAAAGTATGAGAAGTTTGGCGATATTATGGATGAGGTTAAAAACAAGGACTTTGACAGAGAGGCGATAGTAAAGGAGGGAAGGGAATATTTAAATGATGTGCTTAGAGTGGATAAGCAGAACAAAAAGAGAGAACTAATTTTAAATAATTTAAACTAATAAACTATGGCGGCTTTTTCAAATTATTTGGAAGACCAAATAACAGGATGGATTGCAGGTACTGCTTTTGCAACTGCTCCGACTGCTACTTTT